CTGATTAGACGGAGGGCTTTTTTAATTTATTTTATTACTTTGTCTTAACCTTTGACTTGATACCAGCAATTTCTTTTGCGCTAACGGCGACATTGTTATTAACAACAGTAATCGGAGTCTTTATGGAAACCAATTCTGTTGCTTTGAAGAATAGAGAACCCTTAGTTGAATCAAAACGAACAACTGTTTTGAAACCCAATTTCTTAGCCTGGGCGCGAATTCTTTGTTGCATTGAATTGTAAGCATTACCAGCAGTAATTCCCTCAAGACTATACACAGTGCCATATTTTACCGACTCTTTAAGGGCACCAATAATCATAGTCAATTCTTCTGAATGACGACCAGCTCTTACGATTTCTGGAAGGCTATCTACTTTATTTAGCTTTAGCATTTTTTCTCCTGTTTTTGGTTTGTGGTTTTTCTGTACCTAAGCACACTACCAGCGTTAAAGTCAAAAACTACATCAAAGACGAAAAAATATTATTTTTCTTTAGGAGACTCAACAGCCTTAGCATTGCTCGGAGCCGTTTCAGTAATATATTCCTTCAGCTTTAAATTTTCTGCACGAAGCACCGCAATATCGGTAGATAGAACAGAGTTTTGCTGGACTAATTGCTTTAGCACATCCTCATGTGTAATTTTAATATTATCTAGTGGATTCATTTACTTGCTCCTTTTCTAATTTGATAGTGTAGTGTATCATATTTTATAACTGTTCTAGCCATTGTTCAGCAGGAACATTTGTTTGGTTAAAACCTGGCGTGAACTGACCCATTTCATTACGAATTGTCACAGTGCCAAACTCTTCAATATCTTCATTGATTTCCCAAAATTTATCTGGAGATAATACCTCTATCTCAAACTCGGTATCAATAGCCATATTTTCCAGACAAGTAAATGTAGCGCCAGCAACAGCGTCAGCTAAATCTTTTGATCCATTATTGGGGTGATCAATTCTATTATTAGAAAACAATCTTAATTTCAAAAGCTCTTCTTCAACCAATAATTCATTCCAATATCCACGCAATCTTGTATCATATATACAAGTCATAAGAGTATCATAATCTGTTTTCTTAACGCTATGGAAATCTGCATTTATACCCTGAGATCTTAAGCTTTGAATCATCTCAATAGATTGCCATCTGTCAAATGTAACCAGGCCCACATCAAATTTTCTACACAAATCAACAATCATTTGCCTAATAGATGCAAAGTTAATTTCTTTGTTTATAGAAGCTTCCCATGAATAAACAAGATCAACATTTACAATAGGTAACTTTTCAACACCATTAATTGTCTTTACTTCTTTAAATCCAGGACAATGCACCATACTAAGCGCAGCCCTATCTCTTTTCAAGGCCAAGTCGATATGTATAAACCTTGTTTGACCATCTGTTTGGTTAAACCAATTATGGAATTTACCTTCTTCATCTACTGGGTCATCTCCATACATAAACGCTTTTCTTACTAAATCAGCATCTCTAAAGAAAGCGTCTTCCATATTAGGAGGCTCACATTCAAATCTAGCTCGCGCTTCTAATGGATTTCTAATGTATTCTGATTCCAATTGTTCTCTTGTAATCGTTGGGTTAACTTCCCATGTTGATGCTTTTATTGACCAAGTTTTTGGCTCATTCTTTTCCCTGGAATTATAATATCTTTGTTGAATAAAATCACCTTTATAGCGAGGGAATGATAGAAGAATAACTTTACCCGTTTCTGGAAATCGAGACATCACGGATAGCTTACTCATATTGTAAATCGCGGACGCAGATCCTTTTGATCTAGTTTCCCCACGCAATTCCGCGTCTGTTTTAAAAGCCGCGATCTCATCCAAAATCACAGTCATAACCTCATATCCTTCCCAACCTTCAGATTCAGAGTGACCAGAAAAACATCTAACTGGTCTTGAAAAGAAAAATATTTCTGATACTCTTGGTTCAAATCCAACTTCATTAAAATACGGGGATCTAAGTAATAAGTTCTTAAATGGTTCAAAGAAAACTCTTTGAGCTTGTTGAGCATTAACAGCAAGATTAAGCAAGTCAATATACACACCGTGAGCTTTGCCGTAATAGCCCATCGGATCTCTTAAGCAATGAATTAAGTATACAGTATAAGCCATAGATATTCTAGCACAATGATCTTTCCCAGATCCTTTACCTAACATGCAAATAACTTCATTAACAGTATAATTCTTATAAAGCTCTTTGCCCTTTTCTTCCCCATACATTGATATCATAGTTCTTTCTTTATAAATCTGTGTGCTATGCTTTACAATCTCTAGTTGAATATCGGAAAGCGGAGGTAAACCTAAAAATTTTTTATCTTGGACAAATGTTTGGATATCGACAGGTGTTTCGATAAGATCATCTGAACGCAATAATCTATCAAAATCAGAAAGATCAAGGTTCATGCTCATGAAATCACTCATGCTATTAAATCTCCAAAAGAATATTCATATAGATAGAGAGACATATTAACCAACATTTAAATTTTGAACCTTTATGAGGGGCTGTTTTAAACCCTTTACATAGACCTTTATAGGACACATTTTTAGATTCATTTTATAGGCTATTCCGCGTTCATAATTGCAAAAGCAATTTCCAATTCAGACCTGACTTCGTTTGCTATATTCGGATGTTTGGAAATGACATCTCGAAGAATCATAGAAAGTATTTGATTAACATTCTCCGCCTTTTGCATTCTTGCAACATAAATGTTGTCGGCCTGGTTCCCGCTTAACAGTTTATGAAGCTGAGCCTTCTTTGTAGCCAACTCTCCAGCCAGCTTTATAGCCTGTATTCTTGCGGGGATCATTCCATGATCTGTTGCTATGTTAACGGTTTCCCAGGCTTCCTTGCTTAACTGATCAAACTCTTGGAGAGCTTTAATTGTGTTAAACTGTAGTTTCTCTAAGAAATATGGATCGTTCTCAGCCTGTCTGTTTAATATTTTCTTATATTCCAGAACACAAGATTTTATTTGATCAACAGTCATGGTCAACAAGGCGGCTATTTCTGTATTGCTATAACCTTTTACATAAAGCAGCCCAACATCTTCAACCTGCTTTAATTGATCTAGAAGAGATGGCTCTTCGTATTTTTCAATATTTGCCATAACCTATCAGAATACTCCTTTGAGACATGTTCCCATGTCATGTTCTTATTTATATATTTAGACGACTCAAATGTCTTATTAGAAACTTGCTCATAGTTATTAACTACATATAACATTTTATCACATAAATCATCGAAATTTGGCTCCGCGAACATACCCGCATTGGAATATATCCCGTTACAATTTCTATAAGTCCAAGAATAATCAAGAGGGACTGACATGTTGGCAAATTCAGTACAAGCCAATGCATTAGTACAGATAGTTGGTATTCCTTTTGCGATTGCTTGAAATGGGATTAAACCCCACCCTTCTCCAGCTGTTGGATAAAGCAAACAATTTGCTCTATCATAAAACAACCCTAATTCCTCAACAGATAATAAGTGATCAATAACTTCAATTTGTGGATGATCATAAATACTAGAAATCATAGTTTTGCCTTGCAATATCCTGGCATCTGCTGGGCCTGATGTTTTATATATTAACTTATATGCGGCATTACCCCTAAACAGCCTCAGAAAAGCGTCTACAGCCATCTGGGAGTTCTTGCGGGTACTTGGAGAACCCATGCTCATAAAAACAAATTGTTCACCCACAGACCTTTTCTTGGGGTAAAACACACTTGGGTCAACGCCAAGCTTAAAATCATAAACGGGCCTGGTTATCCCTGAATTAATAAAAACATTTTTCATCTCTGCTGAAACTGTCCAAATTTCATTCATTTTATTACAACTATCAATCCATCTACTTGGCAGCTTATTTTGCTCCCAGTATGTAAACCCTATTGTATAATTACTTTTAGACTCCATAAAGGTGTCAGGGGTACAATGGCTAATTACAATATCTGCCTTACTCCATTCTATATATTGATAGCCAATATTAAGATCCCGTTGGATTTTAATAATTTCTTTGATATATTCAGCATTGTCAGATTGTTTTACAATATTTAACCCGCTATTTATTAATTGCGGAACCAACATCTCGCTTGTGTATCCATAACCAGTGTTTGGGTTGGTTATGACATTTTCTAAAAAAAGAATATCCTTCATCTTTTAAACTTCGTCAACTTCTTTCTCACGGAAACTTACTGGCACCCCAGCATCTTTTGCAAATACACCTAGTTCTTCATATGTATAACCATGCAACTTGGTGAATTGAACTCTATAATTAAACCACCCCTGCACAGCCGTCCAAAATTTAGGATCTGTTTTCTCCTGTAATTCTTCTAGTTCATCTGGGTCAAGGAAAAAACTAAGGACTCCCAGGGGCATATAGACTACTAAGTTATAACCAATGTCCTTCCCCTCAGAATATTCTTTTAAGAACTGCTGGAACATTACAATCGTTTGATGAACTGAGTCGCCCGTGAAAAAATCAATCTCCCCGTTAGCGTTCCTAATTCTAGGACAATAATTATCAACACTTGTTATGGTCCCGAATGACCTACAAACCATCGGCCTATAGGCATAAATGGTACACCCCCCTTTGTAAAAGGCGCAGTGTCTTTTTGTTTCTCCACCAGGAACCCAGTCCTCATCATACATTGCTTCTTTGAGGTCAGAAACAACGCCATTCAACCAATCAGTCGCGCACTCCTGGCCTTTATCCTCAAGATATAAATAATATTGTTGCCTGAGTTTAAAAGCAATATTTGCGCATTCAGCCATGTGAATGACTAGTCCAATTCGACAACACTCGCCAGATCCAAGACATTTATATTTTGTCTGATTTTGTTTTGCTTCGATTACGCGGACTTGGTTATACACCATATCAACCTTGGCGAATAACGAAATGTCTCCTACAGTAACTGCTCTTCTCATTATCTACCTCGTCCTTGTTTTTTAAATTTGTTCATTTTTGCTATATCTCTCTTTCTGCTTTCCGCATTCAGTTGAGCCTGAGACTTCTGCCGAGTCTGTCCACCAGTTGAAAGCTTTCTCCCTTTTCCTCTAAACTTAAGTAAGTCATATTTCTTTACCCAGTTATAAATAGCTTGCGGTGTAATTTCTATATTGTAAGTTTTATGTAAATGTTTGCAAATGTCTGTTAAATTCATTCTTCTTTGTACATACATTTCATACAGGAACGCCCTGTCGCGGTAGGGTTCATTAGCCATTATTTATTGACCTGAATTTTTGTTATCGCATACCATAAACCAATGCCTGCAGCATCAATAATATCATCATCATCTAGGTTAATGTCTCCTGTTTGGAAAAATTTACTTACAATCTCTCTGACGCGCCGCTTCCTTTCATTTTTTAATTTAGCGTGGATAGCGCCCTTCTTTCCATTGTTGGCGAATAACTCTGTATCTTTTTTGGATAATTTTTTATATCCAATACCAGATTTCCATGTTAATGGGTTCACATCACAAACAACACAATTGCTAGAACTTAAAACTCCCCAAGAGTAACCGATTATGTAAGATATAATCCGACTAGTCTCAAAGTTTTGAACATAGATTGATTGTTCAATAATGCCATATCTGGGACTATAGGACTCCACGACAGTTTTCAACCCAGTATCTATTGCCCTAAATTTCATAGATATGTCTTTATCTTTTTTGTAATCAATTTTACCAGAAGCGACAAGAACTATCTTTTCTAAAGTTATGTCATACACAACCCAGGCAAGCGAATGCGAAGAAGGGTCTATTGCAATTATTCTTTCTGATTTTACACTTGAGACAATGCTTTTTATACTCATTCAATGCCTCTTCTTACATCGCTTTCTTTCCAACCCCACCCGACAAGTCTTTTGACATAGGCTTCCCTTTTACATCTTTCACATATCTTTTCTTTATTATAAATTGATAAAACAGCGCCGCATTCATTTGTCTTGCAAATTCTTTTTTTATTTTTGTTCTTTTTCTTTTCGTAATAGTTGGCTAATAAATTTCTATTTGTTACAATCTTCCTGCATTCCGCAGAGCAATATATAGCATTATAAACTTTCGCTTTAAACTCTTTACTGCATTCCTTATGCGCACATGTTCTCAATTCTTGGTCGTACATCGATTGTTTTGCAGATAAAGTTAAAACGATTCAACATCGTCACCCTTACCTTGCTTTCCTTCTGCCCAGCAGTGTTTCTTCAAATCACAAGCCCCGCAATTGGCGGAAGTTATCTTGTAAGGTTGAACAGGAATTTCTCCACTCGTATACGAGGCATGAATTTTCCTGTATTTCTTAAACAATTTTTCGATGAAATCCTTATCTTTCTCGATGTATATTGGCAAGATTTGTTGATTATTTTTATTTTCATAAATAACATATCCTGCGTCGAGATTTAGGCACTCCATATATATTTGGGCTTGTCGGTAATGTTCGTCTTTTGGTTTGTTGTGAAGTTGTCTATAATGAAACCCTTCAGCACTAATAGATTTTAATTCAATCAGCTTTTCTCCATACCAATTAATTATACCATCTGCGGTACCCTCAATTGGGGGACTGCTATAAGAAACACTAATTTCTTCCGCCATTAAAATACCCATCTCTCGAAGATAACTATAAAGCCTGTCATGCACAGCATGACCGTTATCAAAAATACGGTATGTTTGTGGATTAAAACTAGGAGTCACGCTAACTCCATCAAATAAATACCACCAATATCTAGAGCACTGATTTGTATAACTAGGGTGGAACCCGCTTACTTTCTTAAAACTAGGTTTATTTCTTAATGCCAAATGCTCATCAATGGCCTCAACAAGATCTCTCTCTTGTTCAACAACTATTGGTTTTTCCACTTTTGGCATTTTAAGATGTGCTAATGATTTCAACTGTTTACTCCCTTTGCGGCTAATTTTAATGTATTTATATTCTCTGATAATGCTTCATACATAGTTTTCCATATATCATTAACAAATTTATCTTGCTCACTCATCATTGTCGATCTTCTTTTAAACATTTGTGATTTGACAATCATTACAGTCCTGTACGCAGCCAGTATGTTTGCGTACTTAATAGCCTGCGCACCAAGATACCCTTCTGGGTGTTGTATAATATCTTCCACGATCCTCATGCACTCAAGAAATTCGTCTGCCTTATCACCCATATGGGCACTGAGGATTTCTCTATTTATTATAATATCTGGCATTAAATATCCTTTCTTAGGTCTTCAGTTTTGACTACTGCCTGTTTTACATTATCTTTATATCGACCGAAGCCAGCACTCCATTTCCATAAATAAAGACCAATATACCAATCCCCATGTTCAGAGGGAACGCCGTAGCCAAATCCAAAGACTCTCCACCCGCTCAAATCGTCACAGAAAAATTTATTTTTCATATTCACTTCCTTTTATCAACTCAACGAACACTTCCCACTCTATTATAGCAACCTTTGTCTCGGAATTCTCGCCTAAGACAACAGAAATACACGGGTATTTATAATTAGCATTCCACGCATCTTTACGCATCTTCAACCAGGATTTGTGATTTAAAGTAAAAGACTTCCCATTATGCTTATAATCAAGAAGAAACTTGTGCAAAGAAGCGTCACCTTTATTAACGCCGCGCCCAGAGTTCTTGACAGGCTTTGCGTGATCACGCTTAATTTCTTCTTTCTCGGTGCGCTTAACGATGGGCCTCACAAGTTGTCCGAATCCAATAACCCTTTTGTTTACCACACTCTCCTGGCGCACTACAGACTTCACAAGTCACGGCTGACATATGCTCATACTTAGTGACAACGGCCTGCATCTCGTCCCACAATTCAGTTCTTGTATCAAAATAGAAACGGAGCGTGCCAAATTTTTCTTTAATCTGAGCAACCGTGAAGTCGGGGTCTATCTTAAGTAATTCGTCATAGCAATTGGTGACTATTTCAAGCCAGCCTTTGCGACATTGAATAGCCATCCCCCCAACATATATTAATTTATAATCATCTTCATTCGCCATTAATAGCTTTCTCAATCTCGGCACCCTGTTTTTCAGTCAACTCGATAGCGCCCATGCCGTTCCACTTGCTATCCCCATAAGTATACCACGCTCCTTTGCGACTAATTATCTCCATTTCAACAGCAATGTCAATTACTTCACGGGCTTTATCAATTTGTCCTTCTTGCGGTAAAACATAATAATAACCACTTGATCCAATTGTAGGTACCTGCTTTGTTTTTTCAATAGTCCAAACAGCCCTCTGAGAAGTAATCTTATTTGTATTGTCCCGTTCCATTTCAGCCTTAGACATAGAAAGGAATAACTTAACAACATTGTGCATATTGTGGTGGACAGTATTCCCCATCTTAGCCTTCGTAATGGCGAACATACCGCTTAAGTCAACAGTCTGGTGAGCAACAAACAGCATGATGTTCCTCTCTTTATGAAGATAATTAACCAGCTTTTGCAGTAAGTATCCTTGCGAACGCGCCTGCAGACCCAGGGCCTTACCACTCTCGGGCTTATCATAAAACTCTTCCTTGATAATATTGGACAATGAATCAAACAAGAAGATATGCTTCTCTTTATCATCATTAAGAAACCCAATAATGTTCTTCATAATATCTTCAACTGTTGTTGCCTGAATAATTACAACATCGCTAATATCAATACCGCACTTAGCGGCATACTCGTCATTGTAAGATGACTCAGAATCTATTATAATTGGGCGATAACCCATCTTCTGCGCCTCACCAATAATTCTGAAGCACATAGTTGTTTTACCTACTGACGGAGTACCCCAAAATAAATGGGTTGCACCAGAATTTAATCCACCACCCAGCGCCCTATTCAGCCCAATACTGGGGGTTGGGATGACATCATGCTGAGGCATAAGATCCCCGCGTCTTTTGTCAATAATTAGCATCTTTCCCTCTTTTCCATAAGCGCATTTACTGCCGATACAGCATCTAGCAGGTCACGCGAGCGACCATAACAC